TTACAACAAAAAGGATTACTAGGAACTTTTAAAATATCTTCACAAGGAGTTCCTTTATACGAATGGAGTGAATGTACAGGCATAGGTGCTCGTATGACTCACTCAGGATTTGATGAAAACAATAACGAAGTATACTATCATTCTAGCACAGATGGATATGTATATGAACACGACACTGGTAATAATTTTAATGAAAGTGTTATTACCGCAGAATATAAAACACCTGATTTAGATTATGGAGACTCTGGTGTTAGAAAAACTTTATATTACTGTAAGACAAGTATACGAGCTGAGGGTTCTAATGACAATTTAAAATTACTTTGTCGTTATGATTTTGATGATAACAATATACCTCAACCAGCTGAAACAAACATAGGTTCATTAGCTACTCCAGCTTTATTTGGAATAGCTATTTTTGGTGCAGCACTTTTTGGACAAACACTTTATCCACAACAAAAAGTTAATTTAATAGGTAGTGGATTTACAAACAACTTTACAATATCAAGTACTGGTTCAGCATCTCCTTATACAATTTCAGGATTTTATGTAGACTTTATACCAGGCGGAAGGATTTAAACATGGCGGCATATTCAAGACAAAGCTCATTTGCAGATGGTAGTACTATTAATGCATCGTTATTTAATAATGAGTATGATGCATTAGCAGCAGCTTTTGTAAATACTAGTGGACACAAACATGATGGCACTACTGGCGAAGGCCCAGTCATTGCTCTTATTGGTGATGCTAGTATAGCTACTCCACTTAATAAAGTTTTAATTGATAGCTCAAACGACCACATTGAATTCTATTCAGATGTTTCTTCATCTTCAGTTCAACAAATGTATATGGGTGACGGAGTCTTTGCTCCTGTTACTGATAGTGATGTTGACCTTGGTACATCTTCTCTTTATTTTAAAAATGCATTTATTGATGCTATAACTACTACAGGTAATGTAGGTATAGGTGGTAACTTAACTGTTACTGGAACTACTACATTTAATGGTGGTACAATTAATCTTGGTGATGCGGCTACAGATAATGTAGCATTCAATGGTACTATTCCAACTAATTTAATATTTGAAGGTTCTACTGCTGACGGAAACGAAACAACTTTAGCACCAGGTAATCCAGGTAGTGACATTACTTTAACCTTACCTTCTTCAGCATCAGATACTTTAGTAGGTAAAGCAACAACAGATACATTAACAAATAAAACTTTAACTAGTCCTGATATTAATGGTGGTACTATTGATGGTGCAGTTATTGGTGGTGTAAGTCCAGCTGCTATAACAGGGACAGCAATTACTGGTACTAGTTTTGTTATTGGTTCTGCAAATATTAACGAAACTGAACTAGAAATATTAGATGGTGCTACAGTAACTACAGATGAATTAAATTATAGTGATACTGGAGCTGCTGTAGGAACAGTAGTTGCTAGTAAAGTTGTAACAGCAGATGCTAACAAAGATGTAGCATCTTTTAGAAATGTAACTGCTACTACATTTATAGGAAATATAGATGCAGTAGATGGTGACTTTGATGGAACACTAGAAGCTGATGCAATAACTGTTGGTGGTATAGCTCTTAATGAGTTTATTGCTGACACAGTCGGAGCAATGGTATCAAGTAATACCGAAAGTAATATAACTGTATCTTATGATGATGCAGATAATACTTTAGATTTTGTTGTAGGTAACATTTCAGGTACTGCTGCTTTAGCAACTGAGTCTACTATTACAGCAAACAATAGTACGAATGAAACTGTTTATCCTACATTTGTAGATGGTGCTACAGGTTCTCAAGGACTTGAGTCAGATACAGGATTAACTTATAATCCTTCTACAGGTTTATTAACTTCAACAGGTTTTGCTGGAGCCCTTACAGGTAATGCTTCAACAGCTACAATTCTTGCAACAGCAAGAACAATTCATGGAGTATCTTTTGATGGCTCAGCTAACATTGATTTATCAGAATCAATAGCTGATACAATAGGAGCTATGGTTGGTAGTAATACTGAAACAGGTATTACAGTTACTTATCAAGATGCAGATAATACCTTAGACTTTGTTATTGGTACGCTAAACCAAGACACTACAGGTAACGCAGCTACAGCTACTATTTTAGAAACTGCTAGAACAATTGGTGGTACAAGCTTTGATGGTTCTGCTAATATTGCAGTTGGATTAGCAGCTACGGCTACTACACTAGCTACTGCTCGAACAATACACGGTGTTAGTTTTGATGGTAGTGCAAACATTGACCTTTCAGAATCAATAGCTGATACAGTTGGAGCTATGGTTAGTTCTAATACTGAAACAGGTATTACAGTTACTTATGATGATGCCGATAATACTTTAGATTTTACAGTTGGAACACTCAATCAAGACACAACAGGTTCAGCAGCAACTTTAACAACTCCTAGAGCTATTGCGGTAGCTGGTGATGTTACAGGTACAGCAAACTTTGATGGTTCAGCTGCTATTTCTATAACAACTACCCTAGCTACTGATGCTATTATAACTGCAAATATTACAAATGCAAATGTTACACTGGCTAAGATGGCAGCTAATAGTGTTGATAGTGACCAATATGTAGATGGCTCAATAGATTTAATACACATGTCAGCTAATAGTGTTGATAGTAACCAGTATGTAGATGGCTCAATAGACACAGCTCATCTAGCTGATGATGCCGTTACTAGTGCAAAGCTAGACACTAATCTAGACATAGCTGGTACTTTAGACGTAACAGGAGTTCTTACTGCAGATAGTAATGCTACTATTGCAGGAACACTAGGAGTTACTGGAGTAACTACTTTTAGTAGTATATCTGATGGTACAATAACAGTTACAGCTTTTGTTGATGAAGATAATATGGCTTCAAACTCAGCAACTCTTATACCTACTCAACAATCTGTTAAAGCTTATGTAGACAATTCTTCTTCTACTGGTTTAAGTTTAATTGATGAAGATAACATGGCATCTAACAGTGCTACTAGACCACCGAGTCAACAGTCTGTAAAAGCATATACTGATTCTTCTATTTCAAGTTTAGTAGACTCTTCACCAGCAGCTCTTAATACTTTAAATGAATTAGCAGCAGCTCTTGGAGATGACGCTAGCTTTTCAACTACAGTAAATAATAACATTGCAACTAAACTACCTAAATCAGGTGGAGCTATGACTGGTGCTATAACAACTAACAGTACTTTTGATGGTAGAGATGTTGCAACTGACGGAACTAAACTAGATGGAATAGAAGCTAATGCAACTGCTGACCAAACTAATGATGAAATTAAAGCAGCCGTAGAAGCTGCAAGTGATTCAAATACATTCACTGATGCTGACCACACTAAACTTAATGCTATTGAAGCTTCAGCTACTGCTGACCAAACTAACGCAGAAATAAGAACTGCAGTTGAAGCAGCAAGTGACTCTAATGTATTTACAGACGCAGACCATACAAAGTTAAATGGTATTGAGGCAAGTGCTGATGTAACGGATACAGCTAATGTTGTGGCGGCACTAACAGCGGGGACTAATGTAGCTATTGCGTCAAATGGAACTATATCAGCTACCGATACGAATACCAACACAACTTATTCTGCGGGTACAGGAATGTCATTATCAGGCACAACCTTTAACTGTACTATTGATGCACCAAGTGAAGTTGGATTAGGCAATTTATCTTCTAGTGGAAATGCCTTATCGGGCACATTTACTGCTACATCTAATGTTATTGGTGATGGTTTTATTCATAGAGTTTCGGGTACTGATGTTGGTTTAGTGACTTCTAGTGGTAATAACCTTTATTTTCAAAATCAAGTAAATGATGGAGATATATTAATTCGAGGTAAAGATGGGAGTAGTTATATTACTGCTGTTAGCTTTGATATGAGTGCCGCTGGTGCTGCAACTTTTAACTCTAATATTACTGCGTATTCAGATGAAAGATTAAAAACAAACATTAAAACAATCGACAATGCGTTAGACAAAGTATCACAAATGCGTGGTGTTACTTTTGATAGAGATGGTGTAGCTAATAGTGGAGTCATTGCCCAAGAGTTTGAAAAGATTGCTCCTGAATTAGTTAAAACTGCTGATGATGAAATGGGTACTAAATCTGTAGCTTATGCTAATACTGTTGGTTATCTCATTGAAGCAATCAAAGAATTAAAAGCTGAAGTCGAGGAATTAAAAACTAAAAAAGAATGTGAGTGTGAATAATGGCTCTACCTAGTAACGGAGCTATTTCACTAAACCAAATGCACATTGAAGTAGGTGGAAGTAGTGGCTCAACCGCATCTTTAAATGACTCAGATATTAGAGGACTTATTAGTAAAAGTAGTGGTGCTACTATGGCATTTAATGAGTGGTATGGTGCTAGTAACTTTACAGCAGATGGGACTTTTACTGGCACTACTGGTGAAGATACTAGTAGTATTATTGGTAAAGATGGTCACGATGCAAGAGGAAGTGTTATAGGTGCTACTCCTTACAACACTGCATTAGGTGGAAGCCACAACACGAGCTTTGAGTTGACATCAGGTAAGTCAATAGATTGTTATGGTTGGGTAATGTATAAACTTGATAATTCTACCTCTAATTATTCTGTAAAAATTTACTTTGAAAAAGATACTAATGCATATGCAAATGCTGCAGCACTAGCTACTGAATTAAATGGGCGTGAAATTAAAATAAATGGTACTACTATAACTGCTAGTGCTTCTACATCAACTCAAGTTGTTGAAGGAAATGTAACTCTAAGTGGCAGTCCTACCGTATCTTATATTTTTTCACCAACTACCACACCTTCTACAGTAAAGGGAATTTATGACACTGTAGGAACTAATTATTCAACAAATAGAACAATGGAAATTATTTAGGAAATATATGAAAGATTTTAAACAGGCTAGATACCTTTATAATAGTTTTCACAGTCTTGGTGAAGTTACAAATGAAGGTGACACTAATTGGAGCAACAATATTAAAAAAAGTAATAAAACAGAGTATGTTAAAATAAATGAAGGTGGTTGTGATTTAAAACTGTTAGAGCCATCAACACACATAATTAAAAAAGAGATAACAGAGATATGAAATTAGATATTCCAAGATGGTATCAAGCAAACATTGACGATAAGTTTCACATAAGTATTAGCACAAGAACAAAGGTAGGTAATAGTGTCATTAGAGAGCTTTTTAATGAACAACCACATTTTGATACTATTGAATACTACTCTCAAAACAACAAATTTTGTAAGCGTTTTAATGACTATATAGCTCTCAAAGGTAAAATTAAAATTACATATTATTTTGATGATGCTGACAATATTCAAAGTAGTGATGTAGATGAATACCTTGCTCTTATAGCAGATGAGCCTGTTGTTAATAATTCTACAATAGAAAGAACAGCAACAACTTTAAGTTTTACATATGAGGAAACATGCCAAAGAAATGGTTGGGAGTTGCCTTCTTTGTCTTATGAACTTATATGCGACAAAGCTTCTGTAGAAATTTTAGAAGATGACACTGAGTTATTTTGTTTCCTTTCTAACGATACAGACTGGAATATAAAATCTATTAATACCCAAGCAAATGAGGAAGTTACAGTTACTAAAGAAGGAACTGAATGTTACCTTTTTGTAGGTAATGTAGCTGAAGTAAAAGTAGGAACTACTATAAAAAACTTAAATAAATATGGTGTAGTTAAAATTACAAGTAGTGAAGTTAAACTTACAAATACATTAAATTACAAGTCAGCAAAAGCTATTCTTATTTATAAATGAAACAGCTCTGGTTAAGGGCAAAACTTGCGTGGGAGTATTTTAGCCACCCTGATACAGATACCAGTCCAGATATTGAATTGGTGTTTAAGCTAATTGCCAACTTAGATAAGCAAGACAATAAAAGTTACATAAAAGATTTTAACAAATTGTCTGTAGCAGATAAAATTTATCAAGCGAAACTACCAGTAAGATTGTTAGTTAAAGAAAATAACTACCCAAAGGATTCGTTTGGTTTGGCACTTAAGAATTTTATGTACAATGGTGAAGATATTATTGATTTGTTTCAAGTAAGTTTAGTGCCTTACCGAGCAACACGAAAAAAGAATACACGATTTAATAAGTTTACAGAGGCAACTTTGTTACAACACGACATGATACATCTTTTAAATGGTTATGACACATCTGCTTTTGGTGAGTCCAATGTATTGGCTTTTAGTTTAGCCCACGAATGGCGAAAAAGTTTAGCAACAATTTTGTTTTCAAGTTTTTTTGTGACTCTTAGAAATACCTTTATGCCTTCTAAATATCTAAAAGGGAAAACATTTTTAGATACTATAAAGTTTATTCCTGTTTGGGTTTTTATGCGGTGTATAATTGAGGCTTATTTAAGAGGTAAAAAAGCAAAATGGTTTCTCACTATTGATTGGGAGTCTTATTTGTACACACCACTTGAAGACGTTAAAAAAGAATTAAACATGTCAAGCAAGCCACACTACTGGAATAAAGTATTTTTTAATTGGAAGGCTGTTGAAGTACACTACAAACAACTTAAAAAAGAAAAATAAGTATTGACAAATATTATAAAATGTGTTATAATATCATGTAATATTAACCAATAAATTAAAAGGAAAAGAAATGTTTACAATAGAAGATAAAGAATACGATGAAAATAATTTAAGTGATAAAGGGAAATATGCTCTTATTCAATTAAAAAATATAGGCACTGAACAGACTGCTCTTAATTTAAAATTTAATAATCTAAAAGTTTTAGGTAATCATTATTCTTCTCTTCTTAAGGAAGAGCTTCCAAAAGATAAGGAAAAACAAAGTGATAAAAAAGAAACAAAATAAAATGAATAGCGAAAGAGAAAACAAAGAAACAATTATAAGGATTGAGGGTGACATAAAACTAATTCACCAGAAGATTGATACCTTAAAAGATAATCATTTATGGCATATTGAAAGAGATATGAATTCATTGAGAAAATTAATTTGGTTTATTGGTACTACTGTTTTTGCTCAGTTAATGTTTATTGTTGTAAGAACTTTTATGTAACTAATGGCAAAAATTTGGAAATCACAAGAAGGTCATATACACACACCAAAAGGAACATCTATAGGTAGACGTCCTATTACTAGTACAATGAATAAGAAAAAGAAAGCAAACTTCAAACCTTATAAAGGTCAAGGAAAGAGAAGATAAATTATGGCAATACCAACCGCATCACAGGCTAAAGGCACTGTTAATAAAAAAGGCACGGGTCAAACAAAGATACAAGACTATCTTTCTACTCAAGTAGAAGACCCTAGAATAGCAGCGGAAGCTAAACAAACTTATACTAAATTATCAGGAACAGATGTTACTGGTTCTGGAGTAACTATGGGTACTGCTGGACAAGCAGGTACTACAGCTGTTGGAACTCAAGGTATATCTGCTGGTACTATTACTGGTGCAACTGCAGGTACTTCAGCAACTGCTGCAACTCCTACTACACTTCAACCAACAAGTATGTCTGCTTCTACAATAGGTCAGGGTGCTACTGCAACTGGTGCAACTCAATCTAATCTTGCTGCAACTAGACAAGTAGCTGCTCAATCTGGTACTGCTTCTAGTGTTACAGGTGCTTCTGCAAATCCTGGAGCACAAGCAATTGCAAATGCTGCACAAGGTACAATTAGTAGTCAAGCTTTAGCTGCTGCTATTACTGGACAAAAAGCTACTATAGCTGCACAAACTGCAGGACTACCTGCTAATATTCAAGGAGCTGTTGGTACTAATCCAGCGGCAATAATTGCTGCAACTGTAAGTCAACCTGCTGCAGTTAACGCACAGATAGCTTCACTTCCTGCTGATACTCTTGTGTCAGGTCAAATGGAAAAGTTATTAGATGGTATTGAAACAGGAACTATTCCTACATGGGCAAGAGCTGCAGTTGAAGCTGTAGATAAAAATCTTGCATCAAGAGGAATGAGTCGTTCTTCTATTGGTCGAGAAGCTTTAGTTAATTCTATTATTCAAAGTGCTATTCCAATTGCTCAAGCTAATGCTACACAGTTACAACAAGCTGCTATGGCTAACCTTAACAATCAACAACAAGCAGAAGTATTAACTAAACAACAACAGTTTCAAGCACAGTTAACAGGTGCACAGTTTACTCAAGATGCTGCTATGCAGACTGGACAAAATACACAACAGTTGTTAATGGCTAATCTTAATAATCAACAACAAGCTATTGTTGCTAGTGCCTCTCAATCACAACAAGTTCGTTTACAAAATCTTGCTAACAATCAACAAACATCTGTAGGTAACGCCGAGTTACAACAACAAATGGAACTAGCAGGAATGAATAACCAACAATCTGCTGCTCTTGCTAATGCACAAACTATAGCAGGTATGGATGTTCTTAATCTTAACAACCAACAACAAGCTGTAATATCTAATTCTAATTTGTTTAGAACTTTTGGTTTACAAAATCTTAGTAACTCACAACAAGCTGTTATGCAAAATGCAGCTAATCTTGCGAGTATGGATATGGCTAATCTTAGTAATAAACAACAAGCTCAAGTATTGAATGCTCAATCATTTTTACAACTTGATATGACTAATCTTAGTAATACTCAACAAGCTTCTATGTTAACTGCACAACAAAGACAACAAGCTATGTTATCTGACCAAGCTGCTGACAACGCTACTAAACAATTTAATGCTACTAGTGATATGCAAACAGACCAGTTTATGGCTAGTCTTGCTTCTACTATTTCACAGAATAACTCTGCTCGTGCTGATGCAATGACACAGTTTAACAACTCACAAACTAATACTATTGCTGCACAAAATGTAGGTAATGCTCTTGAAGCTGAACGATTACAAGATACAATGAATTCACAAATAGCACAATTTAATTCTAATCTTGCATTTCAAAAAGACCAGTTTAATGTACAAAATTCTATAGCTATTGAACAATCAAATGTACAATGGCGTAGACAAACTAACACAGCTAATACTGCTGGCACAAATGCAGTTAATCAAGCTAATGCTATGAATGCTTTTAATCTTAGTAATCAAGGATTATCTTTCTTATGGCAAGAAATGAGAGATGCTGCTAAGTGGGAATATGAGTCAGCTGAAAATGCAGATGATAGAAGTGCTAAGATAGCTATTGCAGCTCTTGGTAATGAACAATCTGCAGAAGCAGATAGACTAAGTGCTATTAAATCTTTAGCTTCATACGCTATAACTTTATTAGATTAATAATAAAAAAAACAATGAATGATGTAGAAGCTGCAGTCCATTTAGTTGGTACTGCTAAAGTTTACAAAAATATATTTAAAGGAGATGTCGAGCACATCTTACAACAAGTTTTACCACCAATAAAACTTAATCAGTATAGAGTTTTTAGAAGAGGTGATAGACCTTTTGCTTATACTAGTTGGGCTTTTATGGATGATAAGTCTTCTAATAAATTTAAACAAACAGGTTTAATAGAAGATGAAAGCTGGTGGAACAATGGAAAAACTATTTGGCACATGGACACTATATGTAATGATGGTAGTATTCTTACATTACATAGGTGGACACAAAGAAATTTAGCTGAACAAGTTGGTGACAAACAAAAAATAAACTGGATACGTTTAGGTCACGATAAGTTTGGAGAAGTAAAAGTTAAAAAACAAGGATACGCATTTACAAAAGGAGAAAAAGACTATGGGTTCTGTAGTTAAAAAGATAAAGAAAAAAGTAAAAAAGGTTGTCAAAAAAATTGTCAAAAAAAATCCTATTACTAAAGTTATAAAAAAAGTTGCTAAAGGAATTAAAAAACTTGGTAAGAAAACTTGGGAAGGAATTAAAAAATTTGGCAAGAGTGCAATGGTTAAGTTTGCTAAGTTTAGTAATAAGATAGGTCCGATAGGGATGATGGCTTTATCTTTTGCTATGCCTTGGATGCTTGGAGGTTTAGGTGGTATGGCTAGTACAGCGTGGGGTAACCTTGGAAGTTTCCTTATGCCTGGTGGAGTCGCACCTGGATTTGCTTCAGGACTAGGAGGGGCTATGAAAACTTTAGGTAGTTATGCATACAAAGGAGCACAGTTTGCTGGTAGTACTTACAAAGGTATAACACAAACTTTATCTAAAACCGTAGGAAGTTTTGGTAAAGGAAATTTTGCTGAAGGATTTAAAAATCTTGTAGGTGGAACTGGTGATGTACTTAGTGGTCGTGCAGGTATGGGTACTTTAGCACAAACTACTACTCAAGTAGGAGGACAAAGTATTATTAGTTATGGTGGTAAAGTAACTGCTGCGTCTAGTGGTGTAGTTACTACTGGTGGTGTTAACATGGCAGTAGCTAATGCTGCTAATGCACAGTCATATAATATTTTAAATGCTGCTTGGAATAAACAAGGTATTTATGAAAACATGACAGCTGATGCTAGAAAATATCATAACACTATTAAACAAGACTATAAACTTGATGACTTTAGTGCACATGAATATACAAAAAGTAATGGTATGACATCTACTACACAAGGAACAAATACAACATGGGATATTGATTACTCAAGCTCAGGAGACTTTACAATTTCTCAACCTAATCCTAATATAGATGCAGGTAGTACATATAATTATACAGGTTCTAAAGCTAAACTAGCTTCAACACAAGGTGGAGTAGGAGATGCTTCTATGTGGCAAACAGGTAGTTATACTAAGGTAGGTGACGCACCTGTTTATGATATAAGTGCTAACGCTAAAACAAGTAGTTTACTTGATAAAGGAAAAAGTAAAGCACTTGATTATGCTCAAGCTTATTTAGCAGGAGATGGTCAAGAACAATTAGGTGCCTATAGTACTGGTTATGGTGATTCTTCGTTAGAAGCTTATGGAGCTAGTTATGGTGACTCAAAAGGAAGTTATAATAAAAGTGGTTCTTTACTAACTAAAACTCTTCAAGAAGGTTTTGATAAACAAAAGTTAGATATACAAGGGAGCACTAGGTACGCATAATGGCTATTGATTACAGAGGAGAAAAATTTTCTGGATACAATAAACCAAAACGTTCTATTAAAGGCGGTAAGAAATCTGTAGTGTTAGCTAAAGAAGGTGATACAATTAAAATGGTTCGTTTTGGTGATGCTAACATGACTATAAAAAAAGACATCCCTGCTCGTAGAAAATCTTTTAGAGCTAGACATGGATGCGATAAAGGTAAACTTAGTAAATTAACAGCTAAGTATTGGAGCTGTAAAGCGTGGTAATATGTTAAAACAAATTGGTATAGTAGCAGTAACAATAATAGTAATTCTTTGGGGGTTTAGTGCTCTTATGGATTCTGCGTTAGCAGACGTTACTGGTGCAGGAGCTACCACAAATGACCAGGTAAATTCTAGTGGGAGTAATACCGCAATCACAGGAGGCTACAACTCAGAAGCTACTACAAATTTTCAATCGGGTAGTTCTAGTAATACTACAAGTACAGCTACTACAACTAATACAACCAATGCTTATACTGGTGATTCAAGAGTAGTGCCTAGTGCATCAGCTCCTGCTATATCTAGTATGTCACAAGACCTTTGTACAACTGGAGTATCTGGTGGTCTTCAAAAGTTTGGTTTAGGTGCTAGTATTGGAATTACAAAAAGAGATATGAATTGTGAAAGAATGAAACTAGCTAAGCTTTTATATGACTTTAATATGAAGGTAGCGGCAGTTTCAATTTTATGTCAAGATGCCAGGGTTTTTCAAAGTATGATTCAATCTGGAACTCCTTGTCCTTTTCAAGGAAAAATTGGAGCAGAAGCTTTAGCTGAATGGACTAAATATAATAAACAAAGACCAGACTACGAAGAATATGTTAGAGCATTAAAGTATATGGAAAAAGTAGACGATAATATTATTAAACAATTAGAAGCTAAAGAAAATCCTGATGAACAAATTATTATTAATAAGCACGGTGATGCTATTAAGTTGGGCAACAACTAGCTTAACTGATACTGTTGTAGTACATGAAGATTCTCCTAATGTAGGAGATACAACTACAGTAACTACTTATAATACAGGTACATCTGCAACTACAACTAATTTAATTTCAAAAACTTGGAATGATGGTAGTTGGGTTGGCACTATGTTTCCAGACTCAAGTGATTTAAATGAATCAACTTATCTTACAGGTAAAGATGGGAAGTATGCAGAAAGTACTTGGAACTCAGAGAATACTTTAACTGAACAAGAAATAAAACAAGGTTTCACTAGTAAATTCGGTGCAGACATAAGATGGTGGAATCCAGTAGAATCCACAGTTACTATGTCTCAACACGCACAGGACAATAACGGTAATAGCACCACACAAACTTTGTTATTAGAAGATACGACTAATCATAATTATGTATTTAACACATATCAAAATACATTAATTGTTTCACCACAAGATACTTTAACTCACGGCACAATTACTACAAGATTTGATTTTAATATTGTTAATGATAATCAAGCAGGATATAATGGAGGTCATGCTGGAGTTGATGTAACTAAGCCTAGTTTAATAATAGATTATACTACGTTAACAGAAACAACTACAACTGCGGTACAATTTTGTTGGGAAAAAAATCCAACTACTTGTCCAGGTCAAGATGAGATTGAAGATGTAAATGAAATTATTGAAGAGATAGAAGATATTAAATGGGAAGAAGAAAATTATTATGAAGCCAACAACACTCCAGATTTTAATACTACTTCTATGCCTGGGGATACTTTTTATATGGACGAAGATATTGAGTATGGTTGGGAAGATAAAGAAGTTCTTGATTACGAAGATAAAATTGTTTTATTAAACGACGATTTTTTTTTTGAAGCTGAAGATTACCAAAATAACTATACCGATTACGAAGAGCCATCTGATATTAATTTTGACGAAGACTTTGAGTTAGATAAACCTTCTTTTGAAACAGAGAATTATTTTGAAACAAAAGCAGAAGACTATGTTATAGATGATTATAATAATGCTCCATCTATAGAAGAAGAAATGTTTGTAGAAGATTATAATACTAAAGAGTTTGTAGATGAGTACGATACAAAAGAAGAGTATATAGAAATTATAGAAAAGCCTTCTATTGTTGTAGAGGCTGAGTCTAAAGAAGAAGAAGTATTAGATGAACCAGAACCAGAAATTGAAGAGCAACCCAATAGCGAGGAGCCTATTGCAAACGAACCAGAACCAAAGCAGGATACTCCCCAACAAGAAAAAATTATTGAGGAGCCAGTTAAAACAGAATCTGAGCCAGAACCTGAAGCAGAACCTGAAGCAACAGTAGATGAAAATATAGAAGAAAAACTAGAAGAAGAACCTATTAAAGTAAAAGAAAAACCTAAAGTAAATATAAAAATTAAAGTTGCTGATATAGAAAAAGTATTAAAAGAAAAAATAACAAATGAAATGCAAAGAGTTAGTGTTACTCTTGATGTTATTAACGAAGTTATTAGTCGTGATATGATATCACAACAACCTGACATATCTAGTTATAATAATATAAACCAAGCTATGTTTGATAATAGACAGCTACCTAGTGGTAATATGAATTTTTTTAATGACCATTTAATTTTAGCTAGTTATAATAAAACTATTTATAATAATCAAACAACATTAGGTTCTTTAGACCCTGTAGCTCAACACGAAATTAAAGTTCAAGAAGCACAACAAAGTACATTAAAAGCATATTTAAAATTTAAGGAGTTATTAAATGAACGGAATGGTATCTAAGTTACAATCAATCGGAATGCTCATCGCACTTGTAAGTGCAATTGGAGGAGGGTTCTATACCTGGGGTACGTTTAATCAACGATTAGATGTTATGGAAAAAAGTGTAATTAAAATAGAAAAGAAAAAGTTTACTGTTAATCAAACAGTAGACCTGACAGAAGTTAACAAATCTATAGAATCTTTAAAAGCGGATATAAGAATAAATAGTGCAGCTATAGATTATCTTGAGGCTATGATTAATGAGGTTAAAGTTAAGGCAGGTAACCCCTTACTTAATTAAGTCTTGACAAACCTTATAAAATATGTTATAATATAATATGGTATCAGATAGTAAAAGTAAAATAAAACATAAAGAAAAACAACTTGAGTTTGATTTTAATCAACTTAAAGAAAAAAAAGAAAAAAAAAGAAAGAAAGATTTAAATTTTCCAGAGAACCCTTTGGATGAATTATTAAAGGATAAATAAAATGGCTGAAGAAAATATAAATATACAACAACAACTAGAAACTCAAGAAGTTGAAGCTCCTGCTAATGACACTAAAGGACAAATAGCTTTAAGAGATGGTACTAGTTTTGACCCCTTTAATGCTCCTACTCCAGGTGAAAGTTTAACTAGCCCTACTGAATCAAAATTTCCATGGGAAACAGCACCAGACTATACTGAAGTAAGACCTTTTATTGAAGACTTGTTTTTAAAAATGACTGAAGAAGATAACTATGTAGAGTTATTAGGTCAGTATTTAAACAATACTCCTATTGATGAGATGGTTCAAGTAATACTTTATACTTCTATGACAAGTGGTAAGATTAATCCTGACTTAATGTTACTTTGTATCGAACCTTTAATGTATCTTCTTATTGCAATAGCAGAACAAAATGATATTGAGCCTGTAATTTATGAAGATGAAGACGAAGATTTAAATGATGAGCAAAAAGATATATACATGGAAGAGTCAGAAAAACAATTAAAAGATATGAAACCAAAAACAATTAGAAAATCTAGTGTTGAACCTTCTTTACTTGCAAGAGTAAAAGAGTTACCTAAGGCAGAAGACTTAGGAGTTTCTGATACAGAAGAAGAAGAGGAGTTAGTATAATGGCTAGACAAGAAGATAATAAAAATAATTTTAAAAAAATATTAAAAGGTGCTTTAGGAGTAGGAGCAGCTTACTTAGCAGTTAAAAATCCTGATGGTGCTTTACAAGTTGCAGGTGGTTTAGCAGAAGATGCTTTAAAAGAAAGAGAAGAATTAATAAAAGTAAGAGGAGAAGAACTTGCTGCCGACAAAGCATACTATAGACAACGAGCTGATATAGCTTACGCTAATAAAACTGCTCAATATGAAACAGATTTTGCTGCAACTAATAAATTAGACAAAGCTTTAAGTAGTTTAGTGTCTGCTTCAGCAAGTAATGGTGCTAGTAAAAGAGATATAGCTATGAATGTTTTAGTAGCAAAAGGAATTATTCCTAACACTGGTACAAAAATAGATGATACCAGTGGTATAGCTTTACAACTTAATACTGAAATAAATAAACTAAAAGATGTAGTAGGAGAAGATGGTAAAGTTACAGGATATACTTATGAAGGAACAGCTGTTCCTAATAGACCTGATTATAAAGATTACTTTAATTCAAGTAAAATTCAAGTAGCTCAAGCAAGTATTGCAGATAATAGTTTTTCTACAATGAGTCAAAAATTATTTGGTAAAGATGACACAGGTGATGCAGCTCTTGCTACACTTCAAAAAGATATGGATTCTGGTTATCAAGAAGTTTTAGAATCAGACTTATCAGGAAAATCTAAACAGTATCAATTTAAAGCTGGTGAAGGAAGTGATTCTGGAAAAACAGATGAACAAGTTTTAGTTATTCACAGGGGTACTGGCGAAACAATTGATTTACAGGTTCCAAACTTTAGAGATGGAAGAGAAAACGCAATCTTTAAACAAATTCAAATAACTTATGATAAAGATAGAGATGACAGGTCAACTGATTTTAGAAACATAATAAACGACAATATCGTAGCTAATATTCCAGGAATAGAAATTCAACAATTTATGACAGTTGGAACAGATGGAAAAGTTAGTGGAGTTAAACCAGCAGCTTCTGCATTAGTAAACAGAATAAGTAGTTTACAATTAGAAATAGTTGAGGCTAATTATCATACAGCTGGTTGGACTACTCAAAATCCAGAAGATAATAGTACTGGTGCTTTAATATCAAGATTAAACACAGAAGTTAATAGAAGAATACTACCTATTAGCAGTAACTTCAAGTTTTTTAAGATTGATATTCCAGATATTGGTACTCCAATAGAAGGACAATATGTAATTCCTACTAGTATTATACCTTTATATGAAAACATTCCTGCTCAAGTTAAAAATTCTAATGGAGAATTAGTAAATACTATGCCATACTTACAACAAGAGTTAGAAAAAATAGTAGAAGTTGAAGGTGAAAATAAAAAAGCAACTTTATCTAATATTTATAATATACTAGATAAAAGAACTGCTGAAATATTAAAGCCTGTACAATCTGAAGAGATAAAAAAAGATATTCCTATTGTAAGTGAGGACGGAAATACTTTTACTATAGGTGAACAATCATATTCTTTTGAAAAATTGGATGAAAGATTACTTCAATTAGATGATAAAGAAAAATCAAAAATTTCTGAAAGTATAATGGAAGCTTATAATCTTTGGAAAAAAAATCAAGAAAAAGAATCATCTGAAGTAACTATAGAAAAACAAATGGAAGAAGTTATTCCTGACATTTCTAAAATGCAACTTGGTACTGTTATAGAAAAAGATTTAGTAACAGCTGAGTATCTTAATTCTTATACTAAAGATGTATCCTTTACAGGCAAAGAAGAATTTTATGCAGGTAACAATATGATGTTAAATATAGGAGATGAAGTTACTACTAAAGATGGTATTAAATATGAATCTTACGTTGACACAACTACTGATAACCAAGGCAGAGAAATTTCTACACTTAAATTTAAACCTATTACAATAGAATAATAAATGGTTAATGATGTTCCTATATATTTGCAAGGTTTAGAAGTCGAACAACCTAAAGAAGATAGTAATATTCCTGCATACTTGCAAGGTTTAGAAGATGAAGTAAGTACATCTACTACAACTGATTTTAATGAACCTTCTGATATTAAGAAAGCTCAATATGGTGCGGCAAAAGAAACTTATTTACTTGGTGATATATATAGACTAACTAAAGCTGCTGTTACTACTAAGACTTCTAAAGAATTAGAACAAGAAAGACAAAGAGAAATCTTTGAACAGTTCCCAGAATTTAAAGATGGTAAGTATGATAATGACGCAGCAGTATGGGGTGGTCGTGGGTTAGTTATGGTAAGTGACCCAGTATATTTACTTATGCCTTGGGCAAGAGCAGCACAAGCAGGACGAGCTTATAAAGGAATTAAAAAATATGCTGCAGCTACAGCAGCTACATCAGTTTTAGGAGCAGGTGTTGGTGCAGGTACTACCGCTATTAAAAAAGGAGCTAGTGGAGAAGAAGTCACTAGTACTGATATAGCTATAGGTGCAGCTGCAGGTGCAGTATTCTCTCCTATTGCTCTTGGAGTTACTGCTGGTATTTCTAAAGTAGCAGGTAAAGTTGCTCCTAATTTATTTAATAAAGATAAAGTTACACAAGAAGCTATAAAAGAATTACTACAAAGAAATCAAATAAAAAGTTTAAACCTTAGTGCTAAACAATTAGCAGACGTACAAAAAATAAGTAAACTTCCAGAGATACAAAAACTATTTAAAGAATTAGCTGTTCAAGATAACAACTATGTTAATTATATTTTACCTAGAGAAAATGTTTTAAAAGTAATTCAAAAACTTAAAGAAGTTCAAGGAGATACTAAAGGTCTTAAAAAAATATATGCTGGTTTAAAACCTAAAGAAAGAGAACTTTTAAATAAATCAAACATAAAAGACTTAAGTAAACTTTCAGTACAGCTAAGAAATGAAGCTAGGAAAGCTCTTGAGACACAAGCTACTGCTGAAAGCAAATATAATTTAGAGTTAGTTAAACAAATCCATGCTATAGGTGGTTTAAAATCTCAAATAGGTAGAGCACTTGCTATTAATTTTACTCGTCCTCTTGTGGGTATGGGAATGGGAGCAGCTGCAGGTACGTTATATTCTGACACTGATGAAGGTTTTAATAGGTTTATGTATGGTGGACTTATTATTGGAGGTATGAGTAGAGCTTTAAAAAGTGGACAAATTACAGGTATTCCTTTACTACAACAAAAAGGTTTTGCTAAGTTACTTGATTCTAATTTTATTAAAAATTTAGGTAGAGATATAAACATAAGACTTTCAACTACTCAATCATCAAAACTATCTCAACGTGGCCCTATTATGGATGAGTTTTCTAATATGATGTTTCCTAAGTTTGATACTAGTGTTAAACTTGATTGGAGAGGTGCAATAATAAAAGGATATGATAATCAAGGAGCTAAACTTACAGGTTATTCTAATAATATTGAAAGCTCTGCTGTTACATCTTTTCAAAAATTTACTGGAGCTATTTATGGTGAAGGTGGTGTTCTTGGTAACAGTAGTATAGAAGCACAAACTGATGCTCTTAAAATTGTTAGAGGAGCTAAAGGAAAATTTTCTCAAGAGTCACAAGATTTAGCAATAAGAATAAAAGATTTTTTAGGTAGTTTTAAAACTTACTATAATCAAGTAGGTATAAAAGAAGCAGAAGTTATTGCTAATTACTTTCCTAGAAAAATTAATTTTAATGCAGTTAATAATAGTGTTAAATCTAAAAAAGCTTTTATGAATGACATGGCAAAAGTTTTTCAAAATTTAACAAAGAATGCAAGTAAAGATAATCCTATTAAATTTGGATTAAAAACAGATGGTACTGATGATGTTGTTTTTAGTAAACTATCTAAAGAACAAGCTTTAAATAGAGCAGAAAATTATTTTAAAGCACAAGCTAGTAATTTAGAAAAAAGTATTATTAGTTCAGCAGATGATGTAGGTTCTCAGAAAATAATATTACCGCTTAGTGAACACATTAATAAAGAAAGAGTACTTCAAGGTTCTTATGATGATGTAGAAAAAGTAATAGAAAAATGGTTGGTTAATGATATAGGTTCTGTACTAAGTGACTTAGCTCGTACAAGTGTTAAGTCTGTAGAATTTGCTAGAAAGTTTGGACCTGATGCACAGTTATTAAAAGGATATTTCACAAGATTAGATGAACAATACTTAAAACAAGGTGGAGTTAAAAAATTAAGTGACCTTGATGAAAGTCTTAAAGTAAAATTACAAAGTGATAAAGAAGCTATTATTAACAGTACTAACTCATTGTTTGGAAGATTTGGAGCAACTGGTGACCCAATATCAAGAAACTTTATAGCTACTCTTTCTACGTTAGCTAACTTAACTATGATGGAGAAAGTTACAATAGCTAACCTTGGTGATTTAGTACAACCATTTCAAAATAGTAGGCACTTTGGTTCTTGGATACAAGGTATAGCAAGAACTAGTGGAAGAACTAGTAAAGAAAAAGGTGGAGCAGAAGCACTAGAGTTATATCATGGACAGGTAGCACGACAACTTTTAAAAGATGTGTACATTGGAGGAGAAGGTGCAGAGTTAGGTGGTCAAGCATCAGCTAGGTATATTGATTTAATTGGTGCCAGTAATGAAAAATTTTTTAAACTAATAGGTTTAGAAGGCATAACTAATTTATCTAGACGCTATGCTTTTAATGTAGGAATAGTAGATGGACATAAAACTGCTAGAGCTATTGCTTTAAAAGTAGAAGCAAGTGGTGCAAAATCTATTAAAGATTTAAAAAATATAGATAAAATAACAGTAGAAGATTTAAATCATTTAAGTACTTTAGGTATTAATAATTTTGATGACATACTTTTATTAGGTTCTATTAAAAATTTAGATGATGCGTTAGCTAATAATACTACTAAATCTATTCTAACTAAGATTGGTTTAAAAACTGCAGATAGAGATGCAATCATTCCTACAGTAGGAAATAGATTACTTTTTACACAGAGTAGAAACCCTTGGGTAAGAAGTATAGGACAGTTTAGTTCTTGGGCTATGGCTAAGTCAGCACAAACAAATGCTTTAATAGCTAAAGCAGAAAGTGGTGAACAAGCACAGTTGTTTAGAATGACAGGGGCATTGGCAGTTTATGGAGCTATTTATAATCTTAGAGAGTTTGCAAAGTATGGAGAAATAAAAACAACTGTAGATAATGACCCAGCTATTTGGGCGGCACACTCTATGAATCTTTCAGGTAACTTGGGTTGGTTACCTACTTTTGCACTTAGTAAATTAGTTGGTGCAGGTAGTCAAGATGTATTAGATTTTTTTCCTGCTACTAATATTGTTAAAAATATAGGTAGTACTTTTAAAGGTTTAGGTGGAACTTTTGCAGGTACTCCAGGTGCTTATGATAGTATGATGAGAAGTTTTTATAAAACTCTTCTTTTACCTACTATTAGAGCAGGCTTAAGTAGATTAGGGATACCAGGATTAGTATATAAAGAAGACCCTAACTTTAAAGAAGATATTAAACAAGGTAATGAGTCAACAAGAATGTTTAATCAAGGTGGGTATGTTAAAGAACTTACAAGAAGATTACAACAAAGGAATAATTAATATGGGAATGTCAAGTAAAAAAACACTAGCAGAATTTGGAATGCTATCATCATCAGTACCTACTAATAGACGTAGAAGAATGGATGAGTTTATGAAAGTGGGAAACAAAATGTATGGTACTGTTAATACTGCTAACGATTCTATTACTAACTATGGTGGTAATACTTACTCTAGAAGAAGTCCTTTAGATACACAAGAATATTTTGGTAGTATTAAAGCTAACAAAGGAGCTAACATAGATGCTGAAAAGTTTAAAGAAAATATTCGACAAGCAGAAGGACTACGACTTGAGCCTTATAAAGATACAAAGGGTTATGACACAGTAGGTTATGGTCATCTATTAGTTGACGGTAGGACTGGTAATATTTCTGTTGATAGAATAGATAAAGAAGATGCAGAAAAATTACTACAAGAAGATATACAAGTAAGATTAAAAGAAGTTAATGCTCTTCTTCCTGACTTTAAAAATTTTCCTGATGATGCACAAGAAGCTATCTTTAGTGAGTACTATAGAGGTTCAATAGGTCAGAGTGATGTTACTCGTGCTCTTATAAATAAACGTAGATACAAAGACGCAGCTAAAGAATTTTTAAACAACGATGAATATAAAGAAGCTAAAAAAAATGGCAAGCTAGGTGGTATAACTAAAAGATTTGAAGCTGTGTCTGAAGCCTTAATGAAAATGGCTGAAGAAAAAAAAGAAGAAGTTAACTTACCAATAAGAAAACCTAGTAAAGAAGAAAGGGCTAGACTTGGTTTTAGTACAGGTGGCGATGTTAAAAATGATAAGGCTAAAGACCCCGCTCAAATTGCACGTGGACCTGAGGTCAGTGGTATTCCACGTTACTTTGGTAAGGGCGAACACAAAGTTCAACTAGCTTACATTACTGACCCTGAAGCAGAGTTATTAAAAAAATTAGATTTACACGACAGTAACCCACCACATACTGGACCAAGTATTAAAAACATTCCTAACTACAATGATTTTGGTGATGATGGTGAAGGTGGTACTACTGGTGGTGGTGGTGGTGACAGCCGTGAAGGCGGAGTTGGCGGCGATGGCGGTGGCTCAGGTGGTGGTAATACTCCTAATGATAGACCTAATATGGCTGATATAGCTGGGCCAACTAATACTCCTACTGGTGGTGGTGGTGGTGGTACTACATCAAGTACTTCTCCTACTAAAAAAAAGAAAACTAATTTATATGGTACTTATTTTAATACATTTAAAAGTACAGATTTTTTAAAGGACCCTATTAAGTCTGCATTTACTGCATATAATCAAGGTATTGTATCAGGTACAAATCTTAATGCGTATGGACAAATAGGTGGTGTATTTGGCGATGCTTCTTTAGGACTTCAAAATACTTTATCTGCTGCAAATGTACAAGATTTAAATTTTTCAGGAACTGAGACAGATGTAGTAGGTAATGTTGGTACTTTCCAAAATGGTTATGATATAAATGCAAATTATAATTTTGGGAATGATACTGGTGCATTTAGTGTAGGCAAAGAGATTAGTCTTCTTGGTAAAGATTTTACACTTACAGGTTCAATTAATACTGATGGAGATTTTACCCCATCGATTACTTATAACTATAAAAAGGGTGGATTACTTACTAAAAGAAAATAAAATAATACTCATGTGTGGGGCAGGAGTTTTATAAATTAACAAAGGAGAACTATATGGAAAAACTAAATTGGATTAAAGATAAAGTAATGTCTATGCCTAAGCATAAGCAAATAGCTTTAGCTATATGTGTAGTGGCAGTCATTGCTGTTATACTTAAGTAGGTAATCATTATGGGTATACCATTTGAAATGATTACTATGCTCGGCTCTACCGTACTTGGTGGAGTCATGAGTATATGGTCACAAAAAATAAAGGCTAAAGAATCAGAACAAAAACTTCTTATAGAAAGAAATGCTGTTCAACAAGAAGGTTTTAAAGCGGCGAGAGAATATGAGAACACAGGCTTTCAATGGACAAGACGTATCATTGCATTGACTACAATCTTTTCTGTCATTGTGTTACCTAAACTCATTCCTATATTTGCACCAGAAGTACAGATAATAGTAGGATACCTTGAGTTTAAACCTGGATTTTTATTCTTGGAAGGTAAAGAGATAATGAAATGGGTGCCAATGGCAGCCCCTGGAATTGTAATCACACCTCTTGATACTAATTTAGTGGCAGCAATTACTGGTCTATACTTTGGTGGAAGTTTAGTTAAGAAGTAGTAGTAGGAATATATTCCTTACATTCAAAGTTAGTGCTTTCAAGCTTATAAGTTTTCCCTTCATATATAAAGGAAGTAAACTTTTGAGACAGACTATCATTTAAAAATGAATAGTTTTTATTTAAAAAATAATTACAACTTAATTCATCAGAAAAAAAACTTCCTAAGAAAACTGTATGTATAGGAATACTTAAGTTTATAAACATAGCAGTCACTACAATATACCACATATTATTATGCTCCTGTCCACTCTTTAATATCGTTGTCAGTATAAATATATTTATCTGTCACATCTATTGCTGAACTCTCAGCAAACTGTGGATATATAAAAGCAACTGCAGTACCCTCACCTACATCTATTTCAACAGGTGAGTAACCTGCTCCTGTCTCTAAGCTCCAGACATGAGACATAGTTTCACTATTCAAATCATATACCTCTCCTCTTATTTTATAACCATCATCTTTGGGTAAAAAGATAATAGGAAACGCACCATTAGCATAATCTTTTATATCAAAAGATTGTTTGGTTTCATGTGTGCCTATAAAGGTAGAGTCTTCTATAATAGAATGAAGTCTCTTACCTTTTTTTAATGTTCCGTATACAAATGTTTTCATAGTTAATGTATAGAAGTTATATACTTTTGTATCCAATGTTCTATCTCAGTAAACTTTATCTTAAGTTCCTTAACGAGTTGAATATAAAATTGTTTTTCTTCCTCACTCCTTTTAAATGTTTCAGTCATTATGTCTGCCTTCTTTTCAGGAAGAGCCGACACTTCTGATATCAGCTCTCCTTTGTTATTAACTAGCACACTATAGCTAGCAATAACTCCTTCTTTTATAGTTTTCTTTTTCATATTAAGTTACTTCCTGTGTGGTGTCTACCAACTCACACACTCCACCAGTACATGCAAGTTCTTGAGAGCCTGTTGTATTGTCTTCGGATTCATAGTTACTTAGTAAAGAAAAGTCTATAGTCTTAGGCATCTTCTTTTTCCATTCAAGATATTCTTCTCTTGTTATATCTTGATAGGGAGCTTGCTTGTATATGTGGTCAGTATAAGGAAGGAAACTAATTCCAGATACCTCATTGAAATGTTTATACACCCATGCTCCAACTTCTAGCCACTCATGTTCCTTAACACTAATGGTTACAGAAGGCTTATGTTCGCACCACTCTCGTTGATATGTCAACCACAATTCTAATTGTTCTATAGCTGTTTTATCTTTACGAGTTATCGAACCTTTTGGTGACTCAGTAGGAAAAGAAAACACCATAACTGAATCAGGTTTAGTTACATCAGGTTCATGTGGTACACCCTTATCAATCATTAACTGAGTTAAGGGGTCTTTCTTATCACATCTTACAGTACGAATGTAATAAGGGCTGTGTCTAGTATGTATACCAGAAGCACTATCAACCAACTGACTTACTGTACCACTAGGTTTTACACAAGTGATTGCAGTTGATTGTGGTATCTTAAGTTTCTTAGACAACTCTTTATTAGTATCAATAGCACACTGTCTAAGACTAGTTAGGAAACCTTTCTTAGGATTGTTAGTTACTGTTGAATCCATAATACCAGTAAGAGATACACCAAGTAATCTTTCTTCTTCAGTGTTCGACTTCCATATCTTTCTTATATACTTAAAGTCTGTAAGAGTTGATTGGAATGTTCCAAGTGTTGTAGCTAACCTGACTTTCTTTGCTAATTCTTTTTCGCTATCAGTAGCACGAATTACAACCTCAGTTAAGTTACAGAACTGATAAGGTCTAAGAATAATTTCTGAACAAGGATTAGTACCGAAGTCATGTTCAATATCACGGCGACCATTCTCTGCAGATTTTTCTTTAGCCGCTTGTCTATTAAAGATACCTCGCTCACCTGACTTACTATCATACAATGATTTCCATTCTGTCATGAACAACGCCATGTCAGGGGTACGAGTATAACAAGCTGAGTTATTTGATAGTGCTCTCTGAGGTTCGTTCATCCACCAAGAACCACTCTTAGCATTTCTCATTCTGTCATCTTGAATATTGCTTAAAGATATTAAAGCACTTCGTCTGACACCACCTACAACAACAACCTCTCCAACTTTACAAACTAAATCATGACACTCAAGTGCGTCAAGTTTTCTACCTGCCGCAGTTTTAAATATTGTGATTGCAAAGTCAAACAAATCTACTAGAGGTTGAGGCCCACTAGCACGACCACCAAAAGTTTTTAGTCTAGCTCCTGCAGGTCTGATTCTTGTTACATCTATCTTAGGAATTTGTCCACCATATAACATGGCAATCAATTCTCTAAATGCTTTAGCCCAACCAGCCTTACTATCCTGTACTACAATAATAGTATCAGTACTTTCAAACTCTTCTGAAATTGTAGGAAGCTGTTCAACATAATCTCTCTCAACCGAAAAGCCTACACCTGTACCACACAATAGTATATACATTACTTCATCAAAACTTCTTACATCATTGATAGGAATATAACTACAGTTATACCCTGCAGTATGGTCTCTCTTAAGTGCGTTACCTGCAGTCATGAGTGCTCTCATAGACGGCATGATATTTAAACTTAAGACAGCATCTTCAAGTTCGGTGCGTAAATCTTTAGGTAAATTATATTTATTGTTTTCTTTTAAATGTTCCTGCATAAAGTCAAAGTATCTTGTGACTGTTTCTCCCCAAGACTCTCTGCGTTTATGTTCTTCAACAAACCTAGCATACCTAGAGGCATGAATAAATTGTTGATAGGTAGTTGGTAATTGGTTACTTAACATTGTTGTTTCCTTTCTCTGCTAGTTCTCCAGCGATAGCACTATAACCGACCATGTCAACGTAATCGTCTGGGTTATGTGAGCCTACTTTAGTTCTTGCTATTTTTAATAATGTCATCATTAAGGCAACATCAAGACCATTCAAAGGCATGTCAAGATAAGCTGACCACATCTTGGCTATGTTATCATGATTAATCTGTTTGTTTCCATGGGTTTTTTCTCTATCAGTAGAGACAAGCTCTTTAGCTTTTTCTATTAGTTGTTTAGTGTAGACTTGGGTCTTCATTTGGTTCTTCCTTTTCATTTTTTAGTGATTTAATTAGTTGATACTCCATTTCTCTAGCCCCTATATAGTAAACTAACTCAGGGTTTTGAGTCACTAACCACTTGATACCATAGGATAATGTATCTACATTAGGGTCATCAGTATAGTTTATCATTTGTAAACCGACATCACCTTCATCAGGTGTATTAGGTGTTAGTATGATGTATGCGTTGTCTTTACTTATCTTCATTATGTCATCCAATCTAAAGGTATTTCTTTTTCAGACCATAAAAAATTGTTAGCTTCACACCAATTTATATAGCTTGTCTTAGAACCCTTTCTTATTTTATTGTTTGCATTCATAAAACAAAAACGAATATCATAGTCTGTTTGTTCTTGTATCCATAAATGTTTCTTTCTATCTTCTAATTTTAAAACACCTTTTAATTCTACAAAGATATCTGTCTTAGGAAAATATAAATCAGGAAGATAAGTTCTATTAATAGCAGGTTGTGTAAACTTAACTATATATTCTTCGTACTTATATTTTATTTTTTTCTTTTGAAGGCCAGTGACAACAGTCTTCTCAAACTTAGAGCGATACTTAGTCATCTTTATCCTCTCTACTTAAAGCCCTTGCACTAGGTAAGGCACTCTTACTCATTTCTTTTAAAGTCCAATGAGGATTTAATTTTAATCTTTTCATTACCCATTTAAATGACCAAGCACTTTGATAGATTTGAAAGTTGTGCATATAGTGAGTTTGCTTAGGCATCAACTGAATAATATTATTGATATTAATTTTGTCTTGTTCTTCTTCTGGAAGTAAAGACTTTAACCAATCAACTAATATTTCTTTAGCCTTGCGTCTTAGTTTTTTTATTTTTTTTCTATTCATTTATAGTTATCTCCTCTACTCTAGGTGTGTTCGCTACCTTTGTCATGTAGACAGTAGCATTAGAGTACTTGAAAACTCGAAGTCCTTTACCTTCATTAGTATCACTATGACAATGAAACTTATGAGAACAATATACGCAACCAACAGGAAGTTTATAGTTGCCTGTCTTGTCATGTGGAATAGGTTGATAACATTTCTCAGGTGGTTCTTCACTTTTTATTTTCTCCTTTAAAGATTTAATTAATTCTGCTGCATTAGGTTTCATTAGTTCATCAGGTCTAAACAATGCTATCTCTCCTGATGATTTATCGACAGCAAACAAGCCACCATTAGTAGTACCTTCATTATGTTCATAGCCAGCCAACTGTGCTACATATCCAAAAGGGTCACTCTCATATAGACTCCCAGTCTTAAACTTTTTAAAAGACATAGGTGACGCTGACTTAACATCGACTACTTCACCATCTATCTTACAGTCCATGTGTCCTGTCACATCTTCAACAACTATTTTTTTCTGTTGGTCTGTAACTATGTGTCCAGATACTTCAACAAGAAACAATAGTAAATGTTCTAACAGGTGTCCATATAAAAACTTTAGTTGTGTTGAAGGGTCATGTACTTCTTTCTTTGCTTCACTACGATTGTCATACCATAGCTGACGAGCTGGTCTACCTATGATAGACATTCTTAATCCCTTACCTGAACTCTTATAAGGCTCAAGCCAATCAAGTAAAGCTAACTTAGTATTGTTTAAGAACTTATCTATCTGTTCTTCTTTAACATCAGGTTTAATTCCTGATGAGATACCTGTCAGTACATTGTTAATGTCTTCAACTAATGTATCTAAAGTCTTAGTGTGTTTCTTTCCAGTTGTTACCACTTTTATATTCTCCATTTAAAGGGCATCGAATATTTAATTCAATACCTGCGTTTACGATTGAGTTAACTGCGAGTTTACCAAAGTCATCTGCGTGTGCTTCGAGAACCTCATACTGAAATTCATCGTGAACATTTGCAACTGGTCTAGCCTCTAATTTATTTTGTCTTACATAATCATCTAACAAGATGAGTGCTTTCTTCATTACGATAGAACCACCACCTTGTATTAAGGTGTTGACGGCTGAGTGTCTGTTTCTAATGATGAGTCTTCTACCGTCAATTCCTCTGAGCCAACCCTTACCAGTAGCTTTTCCCACTCGTTGTCTAAAGCTTGCAAGGGCTGGAGTACCTCTGAGAAATCTTTCTTTAATCTTTTTCCCATCGCTTCTATTCCCGCCGACGATAGTTCCGAGTTTTTCGTCACCTGCCCCATATATGAAGGCATAGATGAAAGTTTTTGCCTGGTCTCTTGTGTCAAGACCTGCAAGATTTTGATTTGTAGTGTGTATATCTCCATTAATGATAGCATCTATATATTCCTTATCGTTCATGTAGTGAGAAAGTATTCTTAATTCTAAACCACTTGCGTCTACTCCCACTAGTTTGTATCCACTTGGTACTACCCATAGTCCTCTGCATTCTGTTCCGTAGGGAGAATACACCGCAGGAACTTGAGCCATGTTGGGCGACATGTGGCTCATTCTACCAGTAATAGCACCATTTGTTATTACTCTTCCGTGTACTCTCCCATCTTCTGCTACTGCCTCAACCCAAGAACTAACTTGAGCTATTCTTTTTTGCAGTAAAAGAAAATCTTTTATTAGTTCTGCTTCGGGTATACCTTCAACACCTTCCAGAACTTTTTCATCTACAATGATATGACCTTTGTCTGTAAACTTTGTAGGTATCCAACCAAAGTATTGTAGATATCTACCTATCTGTTGTCTGCTTCCTAGATTAAACTCTTTCATTTCTATGAGAGAAAATTCTCCCATAACATTTACCCACCCCTGTCCCAGACTAGTTAGTCCAACCGTACTTAGTGTACCATCTTTACGACGGCGAGGTTTAACTTCTTTAACAAAGGTAGGTAAGGGTACAAATCTTTCCTTAACTTTTATTTCTATTTCGTTTATCTTCTCTCTTAATTTACCAAGAAGAAGATGAGCATTACCCATGTCAAAAAGAAAACCATTTCTTTCTTGTTGTGTAATTATTCTAGAGACATCATGCTCTAGTCTAATTGCTTCCTTAGAAAAGTCAGGATACTTTCTTATTAAATAAGTTAATACTTTCTCCGTGACTTCAACATCTCTGATACAGTAAGTTAGCATCTCATCAGAGTACTGAGAAAAATCTTTGAAGTCTAACTTGTCAAACCTCAGAGCATCTCCCCATGATTTAAGAGAGTGTCCACCCTCTCGTACAGGATTGAATAATCGAGACAGTACTAATGTATCAATCACCTTACCCTGTTGGTGTAGGTCAATGGCTAACACTTTGTTTATAACTGGTGCATCAAAACCAATTATGTTATGACCTACAAATTCATCATAGCTACTGACTAAAGTTTTAAAGTCTTCTAACTTATCCTCAGTAAAAGTAAATATCTCTTTACTTTTGGTATCCTTACCTACAATAAGATATATCTTATCGGGTAACATACCCCCAGTTATCATCGGAGTCTCTATATCTAAGAGCAATCTTTTTTTCATTGTTGTCGCCTCGTTTAAAGTTCATCTAGTTCGTTACCATTGGGCTTCTCTGTTTCAGTAAGCCTACCAGTATCCTTATCATAATATAAGTAAGTGGCTGGGCCAGTCATACCTACAAATCTATTCTTAAGTACACGAACACAGGTTGTATTCCTAATGTGTACATCATCATGCTGTGCATCTCTCTCTAATCCAATCACCATATCAGATAGCTGACCGATAGAAGCTGAGCCTCTAAGTTGTGATAGAGATGTCGCCGCACCTTCCTCATGTCCTTTGCCATCTGGTCTTCTTAGATGTGAGACAATGAGTAATGATATGTCTGTCTCTTCTACTAAGACTCTTAACTTAGTCATGATTTCATCGAGAGCTTTTCTCTCGTCACCGTACTCTTGAGAAGACACAATCATACTGACATGGTCAAGTACAATGTACTTACAGTCTAAAGCCTTAGCCATATACCTAACTCGTGATACAATATTGTCTACTGAATTAGAACCAAAGTGTTTGTAGAAATAAAATCTACCTGACCCAATGGTCTTATCAAAGTATTCTTTCTTCTCTTCTGCACCTATATGTATATCAGGTCTACGAAGAGGGAGGTTAGCTTCAACACTCATGATATCTAATGCTGTAATCTTAGGACTTTCCTCAAGCATAATCATACCAATCATTGAGTCTGTATTCTTGTACAGATTGTATACTAATTCTTTTATGACAGCAGTCTTACCAAGTCCTGTACCTGCAGTAATAGTTACAAGCTCACCACTACGGATACCATAGGTCATTTCGTCTAGACCTTTCCAACCATAGCTAACTGTTGACCTTACGACAGGGGCAAGGACATCATCTAGTAAAGACTCACCTTTAATGATGCCGTCAGGGGCATAAACAGGTGCATTCCACCACGATTTGACATACTCTTGATACTTATTAGCCTTTAGTAAATCATTCGCATCCTTGTAGCCCTCAGGCAGTTTTAATATCTTAGCTTTTGATGGTGCAAATAGCTCGGCTACCTTTTGACTAGCCTCTCTACCGACCTCATCATTATCAAAGTTGATAACAATATTATCAAAGCCTTCAAGCCAATCATAACTCTTCTTGATATCTTTGACAGCCGAAGCTACACCATTCTTAATACTAACTACTGCATACTTACTACCTAGTAGTTGGTATACAGACATAGCATCAACCTCACCCTCTGTAATAGTAACATACTTACCACCACTAAAGAGATGTTGTCCGAATAAACCTGACTCGGAAGTTGAACCTGTTATAGAAAATTGTTTGTTCTTTGTATACCTAGTCTTAGTAGCTATCATTGAACCCTTAGTGTCATAGTAAGGATAGATGTGTTTATCTATTTGTCCTGTGCTATTAGTAACTATCTTAACACCATACTTCTTAGCAGTATCTTCTGCTATTGCTCGGTCTTTGATAGCACCAAATGTACCAATATTCTCTATGACTATTGGTCTAGTCTGTACTGCTTGTATTCCCATTGTGTCGCCCTCATTGTTATTTAATTCTTCTCCATCAAAATCAGATGGTGCTTTGAAGTAAGTCTTGCAAGAGAAACAATATGAACTTCCGTTCTCATTGACACATCTTGCATCACTACTTCCACAAGCACCACATGATAAGTGGAACTCTACAAAGCCTTTATCGTTTGTATTGTCCATTGTTGTTGCCCCCTGTATAGATTAAAATTCATCTACACTATCGGTTGCAACAAACCCATCGACCTTATCGAACTCTTCTCCGTAAGGAACTAAGTTGATAACTTGTACTGCTTGTAGGTCAAGTCCAACGCCAGATTTACCTGCGTAGTTCCAGTCATATTCTTTGAACATAACCTTCACATCTGAACCATTACCTACCAATACATCGATTGGATTTTTAGATGAGTCTACCAACTTAGGTGATGGATTGTCTGTACCATCAGCACGACTGACTCTTCTCTTGAACTTAACTACCTTGCCTCGTTCATCTTCTTTAACAGTTATCCCCTTTGCTGAAAATTGTTCAGCAGTATCGTCATCAATCGCTAAATCGATTTGATAAACAGGGTCAAAAGTTGTGTTGGGTCTAGTGATAGATGCCCAATATGCCTTGCCTTGAATTGTAGCCATAGTTTTATTCTCCTTCTAATGTTATTTATTAATGAATGCATTATAACATCAACAGTTATTATTGTCAACAGTATAATACTTTTTTATTTATCAACAGGATATAGCTAACCCTATTTATAAATTCTTTAATAGTTATTATTATAATTATTATAATAACAACTAAATATCTTTAATACTCTATGTAATCTATATAGATATTATAACATATCTATTTTTTATTGTCAAGTTTTTTTTTATTTTCTCTTTCTTTTTTTTGTCTAATAGATTCTTGTAAAGAAAGTTTTTCTATCTTGTGAAACTCTTCCCAGTATTCATCAAAAGATTTATTGTCCACCAATGAACCATAGCTATCTTTTATTTTATTTTTTATCATCATTGTAATCTTCTAATCTTTCGCCCCTCTTTATCAACACCCAATAAGTTTGTACCTCATTGAACATTTTATTTAGAGTGCGTCGTTGTACATTGATACCTTTCTCTTTTAAAGTAGAAGATATATACTCACTCATAAAGTCTTGAAAATCTTTATGAAATAATCTTTTAGTATCCATTCTTTAATAGAATTCTTTATCAAAGATTTTTTTAATGGGCAACATAACACACTTAGAAGTATTGTTATCACCTACATTTTTAGTGAGCTTGTCTTTGTATTTATCTACAATTTTTTTTAAGATGTGTGTAGGAAAAACTAATGTACAAAATTCTCCCGACTCATCAAGCTCTAATCTTTGAAACCAATAGTCGGCTTCTGTTTTATCTATGCCACTAGGCTTACCTCTTGACTCGTATTCAACAGCTATGTTACCAGTTTTTTTCCACCAGTTTCTTTCTGTTTTAACTTCGATAGTTTTATCACCAAACATTTCCCTGACTTTATCTTCTCGTATCTGTCCGTACTTCAAGTCAATGTCGAACTTACTAAATCCTTTTGCAGGCATAGGTCTTCCCTTTCGTTATTAGAAATAATAACATTATAACATTTCTGTTTATAAAAGTCAAGTCATATTGTTATAAAGATTATCAATAAATTTTTCTTCATCTCTATCGTAATCTTTTATTACTTGTTCTATCCGATAGTGAGGTATGACTGTATCTTTTTTATACTCATCTATGATAGCTCGTAGTCTTTCTATTACTGTTATCTCACTCATTATATTATTCCTCCTAAATCTATATCTAGTCTATCAAGTATCTCTTTATCACTACATATAGTATAGTCATGTACTTCATCAGAGGGTAGTGGATTTTCAGTAAAGAAATCCAATAGCTCTTCTCTTATACTATCCATAGAAATTTTACCTAATCTAATTTGTTTAATGATATTCATTTCGTTATCTGAAAAATGTTTCTCGTATTCAAAAGCAATGTACTCTTGATACTGTTCGTATCTATTTTCAAGCCACTCATCATGTTCTAACATACTCATTACTTCACCTCTCTTTTGTTGTTGCCATCTAAGTTTATAAATAATTTATCAAAGACTACTAGTCCTTGCTCTCTTGTATACTCTTCTTCTTTGTATCTTCTATGCTCTCGGTTAGTCCACCTCAACCACTTGTCAAAGTTCCAATCATAATTTTGAGAAGAGTCATATACAAATTTTAAGTCTTGTACTATTGTCATCTATCGTTCCTCTCTGCTTGTAGTCTATCTTCTTCTTCAAAGAAAGCATCATCATAAATTTGAGGATTACCCTCATATATTTCAATGCCCTCGCTGATTGCAAACGATAACTCTTTATCAAAGACATGAGCTTGAGACTCTCCATATTTTTTTATGAAAAATTCTTTAGCTATCTCTGCTGTTGCACCCTCTAATAAATATTGAGAGTACTCTTGCATTTCCATTAACCAATTTTTTATTTTACTCATCTTGCTTCCTTTCTTTCTAGTTTATAAATTTCTACTGGAATTATAGGTGAGATAGGCAACACTTCCATAACTCTATACTCTACTTCCTTTGATTGACTATCTAATATTGCTGATGTCATAGCAATTAATCCCCAGCCCCATAGTATGCCTATGAAAAACATAGCGAACATGTATCGGTTCATATAGGTATCCCCTCAAAAATCTTTATCAAAAAGAAAACCAACCCTATTAAATTTTCTATACTTGTATCCATTATATTATCTCCACTCTTGTGTTCTCATAGTGAGGTTTATGTTTCCCACTATCAGTATATTTTTTTTCATTAGTCTCTACTCTTATCTTATTATCTTCTCGTCTGTAATAATTAATCGTAATAGTTTTTAGTAATTCATCATTCATATCTTGCCCTTTGTTAAAGTTATTATTGTTAAGGTAATATAGTTATAAGTCTATGAAAATAAACTATACCCTTTGCTTCATCATAGTCATAAGAATTTTTAGATAGTACCTCATCAGATACAGTTCCCATTCTTGCCCAGTTGGCATGACCATACTTTCGTTGACACCTTTTATCTATTACTTTAGTAGGCTCATCAACCTCAATACCCTCATAATAATATCGAGTTCCTCGTTTCTCAATCGTAGCTGTCATCATTATAACTTACCTCATTATAAATGTCAACCAAAGTTTCATCATTATATCCAGATAAACTTTCATCTACATTTTTATCAAGTATAACATAGTCATCAAAAATGTCAAGTTGTTTTTTATTTTTATTTGGTTTCATATTATCCTACCTTTGTTTTAGTTTTAGTTTCATTACATATATCATGCAACCATATTCCAACACCTATTGGATTAGCTTCACACAATTCTATTGTCTCATCAACAGTCAGTCCGATAAGATGTTTATCTTGTATCTCATTACCCTTATCATACATATCCATGTGAAAAGATATATCATCATCATAATAACTATCATCACTATAAAGATAATCTTGTCGTCTATATCTACCATAGTTAGATACATTCCCATAGTTATCATAGTCAGCTAACCAATCAGATTTTTTATTGACAACCTTTGTACCTTTGTCAATGTCATAATCAAAGCCAACACCTCGACTAATTGAATAGGTATTAGATACCCAACCAATAGACTTAACATCTTTACCCTCATCTTGATTGATGATAGTAAATTCTTGTGTCTTACTATCAAGAAACAATAACTTGTCCGAGCCTATCAAATCCTCAAGTGATTCAACCCACTCGGCATTGTATAATAGATTAGGATTGTTTTCAAGTTGGGGTCTGATAACCCACTTGATAAACTGATGAGTATCAGATTTATCCTTATCAATTATTGGTGTTGGCAATCTTGCTCCATTGTGCATGACAAATAAATCTCTGTCACTACCATTAACACCCTTTGTTAAGACTTTGAATGGGTGTGATAAACTTCTCTTAGTATCACCAACAGTAGTAAATCTGAAATGCAACCCCATACTTATATTAAGATGACTATACTTTGACCACATCTTTCTGATGTCATCAAAAGTTTTAGGTACAATCTTATGAGTATGTATCTTGCCTTTGTTGTAAAACATAATTCCAAACCCGTTAGAATTATTCTCATAAGCACACTCCATTAAATCTAAATCGAGTTTACTTGGATTCTTAGTCTGTATAATTAAACACATATTTTATTCCTTCCTTTGTTATATTAAAGTTAAAGTTTTATTGATTGCTAACACTCTCAAATTGTTGTGATACACTTCTGTTAGGATTGCCTACAACATATCCGTTAGTAATTAACCATGCCCAAAATGTAGGATAGTTAGCTCTTACATTTGGCTTACTTACATATCTCATAAAGTCTTTATAAGATACACTATTCATAGAGGATTGTTTTAAAAAGTGAACCAATGCGTCAGTAAATTCTAACACCCTCATTACTCCATTCTCACTCACATTACTTCTAAAAATTCTTAGCTCGACTGTATTTTTATTACTTGTATTAACGGCTTGGTATCTGTCACTATCTCGTTCCGTTCCGTCTAACAAATTTTTCTCATAACTTTCACACCATCTACCCATTGAACGACCAGAAATATCCTCAATAAATCTCTTATTCTTTTTAGCATTAACGAATACTAATAACTTCCCAATTTGTAATGGTGTCAATGCTCTTCTACTAATATGAAAATGAATACCTGCACACCCCGTATTCCAACCCTTAACATAAGTATTACCATCATCATCTAACCAATAATCACTATTGAATAGTTTATGCAACCTATCTTTTAAAAATTTAAAGGTGCTAGGTGCTGAACAAATTTCAAAGCCACCACTACCCTCATCAAGTGAGCCATCTCTTTTACATTGGAACCAATCATTATTTTCAGCTAAGATTTCAGGAAAATTATCTTCCATGCTTCTTCTTGCCATGACTTCCCATTCAAACCCATACCAAGTATCTTTACTAGTTTCTAAGTCAGTATTTACATTCTCTTCATGTAAATGCTTAGGTGATATATTTTTTTCTACCCTTGTATTATATGAGGAACAGTATCTTTCATGCTCATATTGAAAATTATCCTCATCATCATCATGCTCATTATGCTCTGAACATTGATAACATTCCTGATTACCTGCATACTCATCTGAGCCACAAAATTCCTCACAACTTTCACAATAATAGTATTCATCTTGATACATATACTCAAAAAGCCAATCTTCAATAGCTTGAAATTTTGTTTGTATATGTCTAATTAAACTTATTTCAGCATTATAAATACTAGTATTGCCTCTCTCATTATCATTATTAAAATAATGAGGATATATTCTATTAAGGGAATAATTTTTGAGGTTTCTCATACTGTTTATGTTTTCCCAAAAACCCTCATCTCTAACATCAGAGTAGTCAATACTATCTTCTATATCATTGTCTCTTAAACTGTAAACTTTTAATAAGAGAGCCATCTTTTTCCGTTGCTCATAGTTAAATCTTTCCCATACACCAGATATTAATTGATGTCTATATTTAAACCTCGTATATATAGCGTCACCATGCACATCTACATTTTCTAAACTTCTAGTCATACTTTTATTCCTCTCATTTTATT